TGCGCCCGTATGGGTGGTGTAGTCGCTAAGAGCAAGAACGCTGAACGAGCAAAAGCATCTATGAGGAGATGGAACTGTGGCTAAACAAGGACTATACGCAAACATTCACGCCAAGCGTGAGCGCATCAAGGCTGGATCAGGCGAAAAGATGCGTAAGGTAGGGAGCGAAGGCGCACCATCCGCTAAAGACTTTAAAGAATCTGCTAAGACTGCTAAACCCACACGCAGAGAGATGATTGCTTCTAAGATGAAGGATATGTAATGGTGAATCAAAAGTTAGCCGCTATCTTGCGTCAATTTGACCCTCATGGTGCTGACTATGATTACGATACCGCTATTGCCGCAGGGATGAAACCCCAGCAAGAAGGCGGTGAGAACCAAGGTCACTGGGGGTCAGTAGCCCCAACACCTATGCAGTACCGTATGGATTACAACCTGCCCGAAAACTCTTACATGATGCTAAAAGGTGCGGCACACCCTACATTTCAGATGGGCGTACAAGGCGAACAAGACAGGGGCTACCAAGTAATGAAGTTTGGTGACCGTTATTTTTCATTACCACCTAACTTCCCAAATAAATAAAGGATATGTAATGGAACACATGAGCCGCAAATACAAGAAAGAAGATGCCTTGTTACGCCCTGAACATCAATCTACGCTAGAAAAGCAACAAGCAGAACGCAATGCCCGTAGAAAGATGCTATCTAACAAACTTAAAGACTTAGATAAAGAAGTAAAGTAATGGATCGGCTTGCTGAACTCTTGCGCCAAGGTGTGGATAAGTTAGTTAACTTTCCTACTGAAGCACAGCGTTTTATTACCAATCCACAAGCGTTTACCCAGCTATTAACTGGTAAAAACCCTATGCCTAAAGAAACAGGCTTTGCGGCAGGTGCTACAGGCCTACCCGCCCAACAAGGCACAGTATTAGACCCTGACTACCAAGCCTATATGCAAGGCTACGAACAAGGTGAACCTGTAGGATACGCAGGTATGGCATTACCTTTTGCCGCCCCAGCCGCAGTAGCCACCGCTAAAGCATTAGCCCCAAAAGCAGGGATGATGGCAGAGAATTACATGGTTAAGCAGGGCATGATCCAACCTTTAACCGCTTATCACGGTACACCGCATACCATTCAAGGACAGTTTGACATTAGCAAAGTAGGTACTGGTGAAGGCGCACAGGCTTATGGGCATGGGATGTATTTTGCTGAAAACCCCAATGTTGCTATTCAGTATAAAAACATCCTTTCCAAGCCCGAATTTACTAAAACGGGCGAGGGAATTGAGTTGCGTGGTCAGTTACCAAGAATGTTGAATGAATCGTATGATGAATTGGTGGCTAAAAACGGCATACAGCAAACTAATTATGGCGATGTTACGGACATAGTAGGACAAAGATTAGACCGCCAAATGAAAGATGCTTTAAAAGCTAATGACATGGATTGGTATAACAAAACTGCCGACATGAAATTAGATTTGGCTAGATTTAGAGAAAATCCACCCCCAAATGTAGGCAATCTATACAAAGTAGATATACCTGATGAATACATCCCTAATATGTTGGATTGGGATTTACCTATTAGCCAACAATCAGCAAAAGTACAAGAAATTGCTAAACAATTAGACCCTAATTTATTAGCTGACACGCCACACTTAATTGTGCGAGGACAACCAAGACATTGGACTGAAGTGGTTGATAAAATTGAAGATTTACAAAACCCTAAAATAATTAAATTATTAAAAAAGATATATGGCGAAGCGTCAGAAGTAATGCCTTATGGCGATTATTTAGCATCAAAAATGACAGGCGAACAACTTTACAGAAATTTGTCTAACCCTACTCAATGGTCTAAAGAAGCCGCCCCCTATGCAATGAAAGCAGGTATGGAAGATGCGGCAGTTTCGGCAAAGTTAAATAAACTAGGTGTAAAAGGCATACGCTATAAAGATGCTATGTCTAGGGGTGCTGATGAAGGCACATCTAACTTTGTAGTATTTGACCCCGCACAAGTAAAGATATTAGAACAGAACAGTAAACCAGTAACCCGTAAAGAAATACTAGAGCAACAAATCAATAAAATAGAGTAAAATTAACTTATCTTAATCAACTACTTGGGTAAGGTATGTCCGACAAAGTATCGAAAACTGACGGAAACTTAAATAGAAACGGTAGACCTAAGGGTGTGCCTAACAAGTCAACAGCCCTCGCTAGAGAGGCTATCGCTAAGTTCGTGGATGGTAACAGCCATAAGTTACAACAATGGCTTGACGAGATCGCTATGAACGAGAAGCTAGGGCCAAAGGTAGCGTTTGATTGCTTCATGCAAGTCGCTGAGTACCATGTACCCAAGCTGGCTAGGACAGAACACACAGGGGATGCAGACCAGCCCGTTAAAGTAATTCACGAACACAAGTTCCTTGATTGAGGTAGTCAAAAAATACGAGTATCCCTACAAGTCAAGGGATGCTTTCTTAGACTTCCATAGGCGTGAACAACGCTGGGCTGTGCTTATCTGTCACAGGAGAGCAGGGAAAACGGTGGCTACTATTGCAGATACAATCCGTAGGGCAGTTATGGAAAAAAAAGAGAACGCTCGTTACGCTTATATAGCCCCTTTCTACGCACAAGCTAAGAACATTGCATGGGATTACTTACTCAAGTTTGCAGAGCCAGCCATTGTCAAGGCTAATCAATCTGAGTTATGGGTAGAGCTAGTCAATGGGGCAAAGATCAGACTATTTGGTGCAGACAATCCTGATGCCTTGCGTGGTCTATACCTTGATGGCGTAGTGCTAGACGAATACGCTGATATGAAACCAAGGCTATGGGGTGAAATCGTTAGGCCATTACTCACAGACCGCCAAGGTTGGGCTACCTTTATTGGTACACCCAAGGGTCACAATGCCTTTTATAACATCTATAACGAAGCCCAAAAGAACCCAAACTGGTATGTCAAGACCCTAAGAGCAGACAAGTCAGGACTATTGCCTGAAGCTGAACTCTTAGACGCACAGGAATCTATGTCAGCTAACCAGTACGAACAAGAGTTCTTATGCTCATTTGAGGCCGCTATCATTGGCGCATTCTACGGGCAGGAGATGCGTAGGATTACTGACCTTGAGCGTATTACTACGGTGGACTATGACCCTATGTTCCCCTGTCATACGGTTTGGGATTTGGGGTACAACGATTCCACGGCTATTATTTGGTTTCAGACGGTATACGGTGAGATACGGGTGCTAGATCACCATTCATCTAACGGTCAACCCATATCCTACTACACAGGTTTACTTGCCCAAAAAGAAGATGAGTACGGGTACAAATATGGCACTCATTGGCTACCCCATGACGCTAGGGCTAAAACATTGGCAAGTGGTGGTAAAAGCATTATCGAACAAATATCTGCAAAAATTGACATAAAACATCTAAAAATCGTACCAAATCTGTCAATTCAAGATGGAATACAAGCAACACGACTTGCATTAACACGCACTTGGTTTGATAATAAGTGTGAAGAATTAATAGAATGTTTGCGTCAATATCAACGGGAGTGGGATGATGATAAGAAAGTATTTAGGGATCGCCCGAAGCACAATTGGACAAGCCATTCGAGTGACGCTATGCGCTATCTCAGCCTTGTTTGGAAGGATGAAGAAAGCCCTATCCTCAAAGATACAAGGATTAAAGGACTTCATGTCGGGCAAACGGATGTAACACTCAACGAGATGTGGAAAGAAACCCCCAAAGTAATCAACAGGAGAATTTAAATGACAACAGCAGCCGCAACATTTGCACTACCCTACGAGCATGTAGCAGCTTCACAAACAGCCCAAGTATTAGGCACAACAGGCGCAACTGGCGATTATTTGCACCGTTTAGTTATTACTGTAGGAACTGCCGCTACAAGCACAGTAAGCATTCTTGATGGTGCTACTTCCCATGCTCTTGTTAAAGCAAACACCCCAATTGGCGTTTATAGCATTGAAATGAACACCTTTTCTAAAACTGGTGCTTGGAGCGTAACTACTGGCGCAGGTGCAGAAGTAATAGCAATAGGTAACTTTACCTAAGGATTAACATGGATCATACATACGAAGATTGGTACAACTGCATCGCCCAGTACGAGCGTACATTCAAAGAATGGGAAGGCAGAGCCGATAAGATTGTTAAGCGGTATCGTGACGAATCCCGTAGCCGCAACAACCCACAAGCTAAGTTTAATATCCTGTGGAGCAATGTACAGACCATTACCCCTGCGGTATTTGCAAGACTGCCAAGACCCGATGTAAGCCGTAGATTCCGTGATAACGACCCTATTGGTCGTGTAGCGTCAATGATGCTAGAACGAGCCTTAGAGTACGAAATTGAGCATTATGGTGACTATGCCAGCGCAATGAAGCAAGCGGTTCAAGACCGTTTACTTGGTGGGCGTGGTACGGCTTGGGTGCGTTACGAGCCACATATTGTTGGTCAAGCTGGTGGTATGGGTGAAGGTGCGCCCGATGATGGCTTCCAAGTAACCGAAGATACAGATGAAGCTGAAACCGAAGGCGGTATATACCGTGAAGATCAAGAGCGCATAGAGTACGAATGCGCCCCAGTTGATTATGTTTACTGGCGTGACTTTGGATTAACAACTGCCCGTACATGGGAAGAAGTAACCGCAGTATGGCGTAAAGTCTATATGGAACGCCCCGCCCTAGTCGAGCGTTTTGGTGAAGAACTAGGCGGTAAGATTCCGCTAGATACCAAGCCTGAAACATCTAAATCATTTAGCGAAAAGATGGGCGAAATGTCACGTGAAGCCCTAATTTACGAGATTTGGGATAAAGCCACAGGTCAAGTGATTTGGTTATCCAAGTCGATGGGTAAGATACTTGATACCCGTGATGATCCATTACAACTGGAAAACTTTTGGCCTTGCCCAAAACCCATGTTTTCAACGCTTACAACAGATAGCCTAATCCCTGTACCTGACTATGTGTTGTACCAAGACCAAGCAAGACAGTTAGACACGCTGGCAGACCGTATTGATGGATTCATCCAAGCACTTAAGGTTCGGGGTGTGTATGACGCTTCTGAACCATCCCTTGCCCGTTTGTTTACAGAGGGTGAGAACAACACTCTCTTGCCTGTTAAGAACTATGCGGCATTTAGCGAGAAGGGTGGACTTGTAGGGGCTATTAACCTTGTAGACATTAAGCCGATTGCCGAAGGTCTAAACATGGCTTATCAGGCAATGGAACAAGTCAAAGGTCAAATTTACGAGATCATGGGTATTGCTGATATTCAGCGTGGGCAGACCGATCCGAATGAAACCCTTGGCGCACAGATCATTAAGTCAAATAATGCCAGCGGTAGACTTAAGACCATGCAACACGATGTAGTGAACTTTGCTACCTCCCTGTTACAGATCAAAGCGCAGATTATTTGCCAGCATTTTACCGATGACACCATTGTCAAGATTAGTGGTGCAATGCAACTATCCCCACAGGATCAAGCACTTATCCCACAAGCCCTTGCATTATTGAAGGATGAACCCGCTAAGAACTTCCGTATCGAGGTGACTAGCGACTCCATGATTTATCAGGATGAGCAGCAAGAAAAAGCAGACCGCATGGAGTTTCTAAGCGCAGTAAGCGGATTCTTAAGTACAGCCTTACCTGCGGCACAATCTACGCCTGAACTTACCCCAATGCTGATTGAGATGCTTAAGTTTGGCGTAACAGCGTTTAAGGCAGGCAAAGGATTAGAAGGATTGATAGACGAAACAGCCGATAAGTTCCGTCAACAAGCCAAGGCAATGGAAGGCCAACCCAAGCCACCATCACCTGAAATGCAGAAGTTACAGATGGAACAACAGATGGATCAGGCTAAGATGCAAGCCCAAGTACAGGCTAAACAAGCTGAAATGCAGGCTCAGATGCAGATGGAAACACAGAAGATGCAGATGCAGATGGAACTTGAGAAGGCTAAACAAGAGTACCAAGCCCAAGAGAACCAGCTTAAATTCCAACTGGAAGAACAGCGTAACGCTATGGATCGTGAGATGGAGATAAAAGTCGCTCAGATGAAGATGCACACCGAGCGCAATACACAAGTCTTGTTAGCACACATTAACAACGGTGCAAAGATTGAGGTAGCCCGTATTGCATCAGACGAATCTAGCGGGGAACAGGCTTATATGACCGAGATGGATATGGCTAAGTCAATGGAACACCCCCTACAGCCTATTGCCGATGCTATTGCCATGAGTAACCAGCAAATGACCCTAGCATTAGGTGATTTGGTAAACACCATTAACGAGAACCACAATAGACCGAAGCAGGTAGTTCGAGGACAAGACGGTAAAATTATCGGAGTTCAATAATGGCTATTACCGTAAAGCACCTCAAGGTATCGGCAATACCTGATGATGTAGATACAAGTTTAGTACGCCCAAGTGATTGGAATGCCGACCATACGCTAACAGGTACTATAGATATAGCCAATGGCGGTACAGGGCAAACAACTGCTAATGCTGCGTTTAATGCTTTAGCCCCATCACAAACAGGCAATACTGGCAAATACTTAACGACTAATGGAACAGATAGTTCTTGGTCTGTAAACCCATTGGGAACGGTTACATCTGTAGCGGCAACTGCTGGAACGGGTATTTCTGTTACTGGAAGCCCTATTACTACTAGTGGCACTTTAAATATTACAAACACCGCCCCCGACCAAACAGTCGTATTGAACTCAGGTACAGGCATATCAACTAGCGGTACATATCCTAACTTTACAGTTACTAATACCGC